GACGCACCAACAGGTTACAAGTTTAGTTTGCAGCTTGGCAGAACAATAGGTGGCACAAGCGATATTATGACGGTTGGTATTCGTACTGCCGTAACAGGTACACCTTCAGGTTCAGCTATTGGCGCACTTGTTTTTTACGATTTGACCAACGGGGTGTAAGGATGCTCGAACGTAAAAAACGAACCCTTGCTCTCGAACTGACAACATCGAACCAAGACATCTATACAGTTCCCGGTCGGTTCAGTGCCGATGTGAACAGTATCTATATCAACAATGCGTCGGGTAGTACGGTAACTTTTAGCCTCGACTGGTACGAAGCAGCAACAACAACGTACCACACACTCGCTGAAACTGTCGAACTACCACCTAATTCTTTACTACAGATAACAGACTATCCCCTGTATCTTATCAGGGATGACAAGATTCGTGGCCTTGCTAGTGCAAACAGTGCCGTGAATATCTCAATATCTCTCGAAGAGTATTACGAGACCTCTATTTAACCGCTTAACGGAGAAGATTGATGGCAATCACAACCGCAATGTGCAATAGCTTTAAGACAGAACTGCTGGGCGGTGTTCACGATTTGGACACTGATTCTATCAAGTTGGCTCTGATTAAGGCTACCCCGACTGGCACGTATAACGCCAGTACAACCAATTATTCTGATGTAACAGGAAACTCTGATGAAGCATCCGGAACAGGATACTCCGCAGGGGGTCAAGTTCTCGATGGGGCGTCTATTACTTTAGACGGTTCTACCGCTATTGTTGATTTTACAGATGAAGTATTTGCTGACGTTACTGTGTCTGCTGATGGCTGTATTATTTACAACGCTGGGCAAGGTAACAAGGCAATCGCCGTAATTGATTTTGGTGGCACAGTAAGTGCTACTGCTGGTGACTTGACGATTGAATTTCCTACCGCTGATGCAAGCAACGCTGTAATTCGTATCGCGTAAGGAAACATCATGGCTGTTACCGTAAATGCTGCTGTTTACGGAGTAGGTGTCTACGGAACAGCTAGGTATGGCAAGGTTATTGTAAGCAACCTTGACCAAGCCACTGCTACAGCTTCTGCCGGAACCGTTCAGGTAAACATAACAGAAATCCTGAACAGCGTTAGCGCAACAGGTACGATAGCTCCCGTAGTTGCAGGTGGTTTTGAAATTGACATCGGTGAAGTTATTTCGACTGGTGTTGCAGGAACAGGTACTGTCAATACAGTACAAGTTAATGTTGCAGAAGTTCTAGGCAGTGTTAGCGCAACAGGTTCTGCAAACGATATTATCCCACATGCAAATTCTTTAATTGTTGTTGATGGGGTTCAAGGCACAGGCGCAGTTAACACCGTCGAAGAAAAGCCAACAGAGGCTTTGAATAGCGTAAGTGCTACAGGCTCTGTAAACACTGTCCAAGTTAACATCGCCGAAATACTTGGCAGTGTAAGTGCAACAGGTTCTATAGGAACACTTGAGCATAGCAACACAGTAACACTGACAGGTGTTCAAGCTACAGGCACTGTCAATTCACTTGAAGAAAAGCCCACTGAAGTATTAAACAGTGTAAGTGCTACAGGTGTAGTTGGCAGTCTCACGGTAAACGTCCTCGAAGCATTAGGTAGTGCTGCATCTACCGGAACAGCCGGAACCGTTACAACCACAGCCGTCGTCTTCGATTTCTACGCAGTTCGCGAACAATATAGCCCTCGTAGAACCGTTCTCATACCAAGAGCAGCCTGACCTATGACCACCTTCGACCGAACCATCCACGTTACATCGGAATTTAGAGTGGTGCTTATTGATGATATCGGAACCGTTTCGACGCGAACTGTCGAAGTTCCGTTCGAAAACAGAAACGTAGAAATACATCGCGGAACGTCCTCTGCTGAACGAACCGTACTTGTGGAGTAAGATAACATGTCTTTTCGCTGGCCTTTTAAAGACCCTGATGAAACTCTCGACTACAGCGTAGATTGGTCTCGCTTCTTGGAGTCGGCAACAATCTCATCTGTAACGTGGTCTGTCAAAACTTCCGTGTACGACACAGAAACAACTCTGGCATCAGGCCAAACCTTGACAACTGCTTCCGCTTCAGCAACCACTGACAGCATCCAGAATGTAAGTCAAACCAATACCAACACGGTTGCTACGATTAATATAGGCGGTGGAGTGGTTAATCGGGAATACACCTTCTTCTGCACAATTATCGACAGCACAGGTAGCACAGCCAAACGCTCCATCAAACTTAAAGTTCGGGATAGATAGACATGGCATACAACTTTCTTGGATTATCGAACGACGTTGCGGTTCGCTTAAACGAAACCCAGTTGACATCAAGCACCTTTGCTACAGCCACCGGATTTTACTCTGCAATCAAAGAAGCTGTCAACTCCTCCATCCGCCACATCAATCAAGCACATTTTGGGTGGCCTTTCAATCACAACACCCAAGAACAGACTCTCGAAGCAGGGATTACGAGGTATGCTATTCCGGGAGAAGCCAAGTATGTTGACTTCGATACCTTTCGGGTTCGCAGGGATACCACCCTCGATTTGGGCAGGGCAGTTCGCCTTAAGCAGTTGAGCTATGACGAGTACGTTGACAGGTATATAGACCAAGAGGACGAAACTGACACGACTAAGGGAGCGGCTCCGGAATACGTGTTTCGCACCCAAAACAACGAATATGGTATCGTTCCGATGCCGGACAAAGCCTATCAGGTTGACTTTGAATACTTTACCTTTCCTGTTGACTTGTCCTTGTATAGTGACGTTCCGAGCGTTCCTGAACGTTTTAGATTTGTGATTGTCGACGGAGCTATGTACTACGCTTACATGTTCCGCGATAATATAGAGATGGCATCCGTATCCCAGCGGAAGTTCGACGACGGTATCAAGCAGATGCGAACCTTGCTTGTCAACGAAAACATCTACATGAGAGCAACCTAACATGCCCGACCGTTGGCAAACCTACGCCGTCGAATTTAATGGCGGTTTGATAACCAACCTATCTCCCTTGCAGCACGGAGCTAACGCACCCGGTTCGGCTCGTGTGTTGCGTAATTTTGAACCGTCTATTGAAGGTGGGTATCGGCGCATAGAGGGGTTCGATAAGTATGATGACAACCTCGTCCCTCCCTACGGTGCGCCCGTAGTTCACGGCTCTGGGCAGACCGGAACATCTCTCGTGTTGGGGAATATACACACAGAGCCTGAAGATGGTGATACTTTTACCATCGCAGGTGTCTCCGGAACGTACACAATCGACACGAGCGGCGTTAGTTACGATGCGACGAACAATCGAGCAACCTTAACTTTAACAACCAGCCTCGACTCTAGCCCCACAAATGCTGCTGCTGTAACCTTTACCAGCACCACTTCAAACTATAGAATAAACGGTATCGCAAGTTGGGAAGATTCGGTTATTGTTTCTCGAAACAACTCGATATTTCAAACGACAGGAAGCGGTTTTACCCACATCAACGTCCCCGACTATGGCACAGTCCTTGTAGACGGAGGTAGTCAAACGGGAACGAGCCTTGTTGTAGACGGTTTGACAGCAGCACCCCAAGCTGGAGACGTATTCAAAATTGCTGGGGTCGATTTGGTCTACACAGTTACGGTTGACGCAACCGTTTCTTCCGGAGGAGCAACCCTCTCTATCAACCCTGCTTTAGATTCGAGTCCTGCTGACAACGCTGCAATCACGTTTCTTTCAACAAGTAGGGATGGCACAGTCAAGTTTCGGTTTGCTCGTTATAACTTTGACGGTACTGAAAAAATTGTGATGGTTGATGGAACGAATGCTCCAGCTATCTACAACGATACAACTTTCACTGTTCTCGATGATGCCCCTATCGATGTTGTCGGAGCGAACCACGTTGTAAACTTTAAGAACCAACTGTTCTTTTCAAAGGGTTCGAACCTTTCATTCACGGCCCCTTTTACCGACAACGACTTCACCGCAGCAAGTGGCGCAGGAACAATAAATGTCGGAAATGCAATTACGGGCTTGATTATTTTTCGAGAACAGCTTATAATATTTAGTGAGAGACGTATTTCTCGCTTGGTTGGCAGTACGATTGCCGACTTTCAGTTGCAGCCCGTGACGATGGATACGGGATGTATCGAAGAAGATACCATCCAAGAGGTCGGCGGAGACATTATATTCTTAGGGCCGGATGGATTACGTTCTCTTGCGACAACCGATAAGTTCGGAGATTTCTCTATCGGAGTTATCTCTAAGCCTATACAGACCGAAACGAACAGACTTATAAGCCAAAACACGTCTTTCGCGAGTGTTGTCATAAGAGAGAAAAGCCAATACCGTATCTTAGGATACAACGCAAACATCACTACGGACGCAGCCAGAGGAATTCTTGCAACCCAAACAGAGCAAGGTATTCAATGGGCAGAGTTGAGAGGTATACGAGCGTATGTTGCGGACAGTAACTACAACGCTTCTACAGAAGTGGTAGTTTTTGGACACGATGATGGGTACGTCTACCAGATGGAGTCGGGTAACAGTTTTGATGGGGCAAACATTAGTGCGAGTTTTGCAACCCCTTTCATCCCCGTAAACGACCCTCGCCTTCGCAAGACATTCTACAAGATGTTCCTTTACACGGACCCACAAGGCAGTTTTACAGCAGATGTGTCCTTGAAGTACGATTTTGAAGAAGCGGATGTTATTCAACCTGCGACTATAACATTCAACAATGCGTCTGGTGCGGATGCTCTTGCTTTCTACGGGGAAGCAGAGTACGGAACAGGGGAATATGGCGGCACAATCCAACGGCTTTTTGATAGCCAACTGATAGGTTCGGGGTTTGTCGTATCGTTGGTTTTCAGCTCGGAATCGACGAACCCACCCTACTCCCTCGACGCTTTAACCTTTGAATATGGAACCTACGGGCGACGCTAACCGAAAAAAAGGACTTTTATTATGGGTACAGGATACACTCGTAACGACACTTCCAACAACATAGCCGACGGCAACATCATCAATGCCTCCGACCTCGATGGTGAGTTCGATGCCGTAGAAGCTGCGTTCAACTCTTCGACAGGCCACACCCACGATGGCACGTCGGCAGAAGGCGCACCAATCACGGTGGTAGGCCCCGTCCAAGACCTTGTTGTAAGTGCTACCGAAGTTAAACCGAAGACCACAAACACCCTCGATATCGGCACGGGTTCTCTTCAGTTCAAAGACTTGCATCTCGATGGAACAGCTTACCTCGACGATGTTCAGGCAGTTGGCGCAGTTGATATCACTGGTGACCTAGACGTTGACAACATCAACATCAATGGTAATACAATTATCAGTACAGACACTAACGGTGACATTAACATATCACCAGATGGAACTGGTACTGTTATAATTGATACTGATTTAGACGTTGACAACATCAACATCAATGGTAACACCATCTCAAGCACCGACACGAACGGTAACATCACCCTTGCACCGAATGGTACAGGGGTCGTTGCGTTGTCTTCAACGGATTTGACCTTCGGCGATAACGACAAGGCCATCTTCGGTGCTGGGTCTGACTTGCAGATTTATCATAGTGGTACTACAAGTTATATTTATGAGCAAGGTACTGGCGACTTGCGGATTAGAGGCAGTCAAGTTCGCATTGAAGATGACGATGGCTCAACGATTGCCTTATTCAAGGAAGATGCTGGGGTTGAATTGCGATATGATGGTGCGGTCAAATTAGAAAGCACCGCCACAGGCGTGGATGTCACTGGCACTGTGACGGCTGATGGGCTGACGGTTGAAAACTCATCTTTCCCGACACTAAATATAAACAACGCTTCTGGCACTCGAGTGCAACTTGAATACGACACGAATAACGCCACAGGAAAGTTAAGAACCACTGTCACAGCACCTTTGGTTTTTGAAACCAACAACACAGAAAGTATGCGTATTGCGAGTGGCGGCGACATCAGCTTCTACGACAGCACAGGCGTGACGCAAGGTTTCTTCTGGGATGCCTCAACACAGCGATTAGGGCTGGGAACAACCGCCCCCGGTGGTTTGATGGAGGTTAAAGTTGCTTCTGGTCAATCTGGTGCAACACAGGGTTATCGTCTAATAACAGCAGATGGCGGTGGTTATGCTTTATACCCAACATCTGCCGTTGCTAACCCAACATTTTTGCATAATGTAAATTCAGGTGAAAGTCAGGCATTTGGTATTGGTGGCGTAGCACAAATGACCATCGACAGCAGTGGCAAAGTGGGCATTGGGACGACTTCGCCACTAACAAAAGCACATATTCAAAATTCTGATGTTGCATTTACCACAGACACAAGCGCAGATTTCTTAATTGTTGAAAACAACGGAACATCTGCTATTCAGATTGTTGCATCTACCA